GTTTGCATTCTTGATCGCATCAAACTGTATGATTATCTGGTTTCTTATGTTGTAGTTGCCTTCTGACATAGGGAGCATTTTAGATGGTGGTGCCAGAGCCACAACATCATCAGGGAACCACTTGTCATTCCCCCAAGCCTTCATGGAATTCTTAGCTATTCTGGCTGCCTCTTCTTGCGTGCTGCCGCGAACCATTGCCGTTGTGAATGCTTCTTTAAACACAGCGTAAGCACCTTGGTCAGAAAAAGCATCTGGCTCAACACCCATAACCTCACGGTAGTATGCCGGACCATTAGCGCTAAAGGCTTTGGTAGCAGCCTCCAGCCTCTCCTGTACCTGGGGCTCATTTCTTTCAAGCACCTGGCGCAACACACCCTTAACAACATCCACAGATGGGTTTGCTGTCATGTTGTATTGTGTTGACATCTTTTCAGCTATTACCGCTGCATCTCCAGAAAGGTTGATTAAGTTTGACTGCTTGGATAGCTTGGCACTTGAATATAAAGCGCCTGCTGCCAGCATGTCAGACATCAGCGCATCGAACTTGGGCACATTGGTTTGAAATTCCTGCACCAACTGAAACTGCGTATTCAGGTCAGCCGGCCTTTGGTTTTGTATCTCGACCTGCTCAAGGCGAGCTAAGAACATATCATTTATTGTGCCCTTTTCTACAAAGGCAGCCCTGCCATTCGATATCTGCTGCAATGCATTTTCATACTTTGACTGCGCTTTTATCTCTTGGCTATTCTTAACAATTAGCTTGTGTGTTATTTGCTGCTGCTGAAGCGGTGTAAGGTTTAGGTAATCCTCGCTAGACTCAAGCTCTTCTTGTGTCTGAATATGGTCAGGACTTTGCGGGTTATCAATATTGTTCTCTAGGCGCTGCATAGATAATGCGCGAAAGCCGGATTGTGCTGACCTGGATGCATTGTTAATGCGAACCATTTTGCTTACAAGCTCTATCTTTTGCTCTGGCCTTAAATCTTCTTGCTTACCCTCAACAAAGTCATTCAAGAAGGCATCAACACCGCCTTCACCCAAATCTTGCGCAGCAATGAATTCGCCAAGGTATTTGTCGTTGACCATCTGCTCTTGCAGCTGAATTTCAAGGTCTGGAATAACATTGGCTATGTCTTGCGATAATGTGCCCCAGTCCTGAAATACGGCCTGTATCTGCTCACGTATTGCTCCGGCAGCTTCCATGTCTTGGTTTTGTATGGCAGCACTTAAGTCTTGCTTTAATATTCCATACTCTCTTTGAAAGTCTTGTTTAAGACGCTGGTTCTCCAATCTGTAGACGCTTTGCTGCAATCTGTTGCGGCCAGATGATGCGGCACGCTCTAAGTTATCCTTAATGATAGACCTGTTCTCGGGAAGGCTTTGAGATACGATGCCATCTATAATTCCACTTACCTTGTTGTTGTATTGCTGCACAGAATTTGAATTAAGCTTTGCAGGGTTTGATGCTTCTGCCATGGCATCGGCAATCATATCCAAGCCGGCTCTGCCTACAATTCTGGCGTCAGTGTTTCTGTAGGCCTGGTTGTATGCAGCAGTTGGTCTTGTGATACCAGGAGCAAGGTTTACCTGCTTGTCCTCTTCTCTATCCATCATGCCCCTAATGGCAGCTTGCTCTGTTGCGGCTGACTCAGCTATCCCAGCAATTGTGCCTTGGAACTTTTGCAGGGAGTTTATGAGCTGCTGACCGCCAGATATCATTGGGAGCTGGCCGCCTGTCAATCCTACTCGTCTTTCAATTGGTTCAATGTCTCTCGCCATCTGTTATTCCCTGCTATCGGTTGGGCCGCTTAAGTTAGTAAAGCTTAGAGCTGCTGAGCCAAAGTTAGATAGTGTCGCCAAGTCTCTTGCTGTTCTGCCAAGAGTTGCCCCTGCCCGCTGAATGGTTGCGCTAGTGTCTATCTGTTTCTGACCACGTTCGATTGCCTGCTGGTCCGCCAAGAAGCTAGCCATAGATTCACCACCGAACTGAGAAGCAATAGAGCTTCCTGGGCCACCTCTAAAGTTGGCCAAGGCTAATTGACTTGCCAAAGCCTTTCTAAAGCCCCTAGCGTTCTGTAGGGCCTTTTCAGATGCGGCCAGCTTTGCCTCTTGTCTGTTGGCTTCTATTGTTGCCCTGTCTAGCTTTGCCTGCTCGCGCGACATTAAAAGCGATGCGCCAGTGGTTGCTAGCGTAGCGCCCGCAGCGATTGTTCCAATAAGCGATGCGCCACCGCCAGCTCCCCCAGCTACTGTTGAGCCTAATACTAAAGGCTCTAAACCTGTTGCCATCTATGATACCTCCACGACATACCCAATACCCCTTAGTGTAAAAGGTAGAGGCTCTTTCTGAATAATTTCTATTTCCACTCTTGGGTCCCAACCCTTTCTTGGGGCTACTTCAAGGATACCTGTGCGAGACGAGATAAGCTGCCCAACTACAAAGGTACCAAGGTCTATATCCCTGATTGGCACGTTGTCTACATAAATCCCGAGTGACTCAAAATAATCTATGAAGAATGTTTTAATTAGCCTAGGCTTATAAAGGTCAGCAGAATTGGGGTTGGTCGGGTCCAAAACGGCCACAGGCATTGGCACAACTCTAGGTGAGAAGAACAGGCCAACCTCAACGCTACTAGCTGAAGTTGTTTCTATTGTTAGCTCGCCTGAGCCATCAACAATAAACGGTCCCTCTACAACCCCGTCTGCATTTACAAACACGGATTGTCCTGCCAAATTAGAAAGCCCAGTGACAAGACCGTCAGCATCTGAAGTTGTTGTGATTGTGGCGTCCATCGTCGCATCGAAAGATAGCTCCTCTAAAAACACCCTGGTGCCCACGTTTATTGTAAAGCTATCTTCTATCGGTGACGTAGCCAAAGTTGCAGCATTGCGCCTTATGCGCAGCCAGAACTGGTTTCTAATACTGTTTACCGTGTTTGGCACCCAATTGCTTGTGGTTGTCTCAGATACCCAAGTGATATTCCCGTTGCCGGTAAAGCCGCTAGTGCCATCGGTAACAGAAAAGGATACCCAGTCTTGGTTGTTGTCTAGGTACTCAAAGGTTGGATCTATTGTTGCGCTGGCATTGGTGTCTAAAGCCACTGTTATAGCATCAAAAGGTGTACCACTTCCTATTAGCAAGTAGTCGCCATCTTCTTCAAATAATGTTACATCACTTGATGCGCTATTTAAGTCAGCTGTTACATCAGTAAAAACGTCAAAATCACCATTAACCTTATAAGCATAGTCAACGGCCCCTGTGATGGTGGCTCCAGTATTAACCTCTCTTTCAAACATCTTGTCTTGTTTCGGATAAAAGAGTAGCCATTGTCCCGTCACTATTCGAAACAAGTAAAAGCTTACCAAAGTCGGTTGAGCTTTGAAACTTGCCCATAGACACAGGAGAGTTTATCAGTGACGGGCTGAATATAGATGCGTTTGCCACCTCAAAAGATGAGCCGGTAAATGAACCGCGCTCAGACATAAGGTTAATCTGCTTACCTTGCGCATCAACATAAAAAATTTGCTCATCTACAACCTTAGCAGGTATGCCAGATTGCATGCCCTTAGAGTCTTCTCTGACTAGATATGAGTTGCTGATAGTCAAAGGCTCAGATAAGAGCTGGGCTGTACTGTATACACCCCTTGCACCAAAGACTATTAAGGCATTCTTATCTTCAAAACCTACAACCTCATCTGATGCCGGCAAGCCTAAAGAGAATGCTGAGTCTGCATCACTTTCGGAATCATCAAAATTTAAGTATTGAGAAAGCTTAGACAGCCATGCAACATTAGTTACGGTACCGTTGTTGCCAACCACAAGCCTATCCTGAACTATTTTGCCAAAGCTGGGCCAGCCCCTGCCTACCGCCGCCGGAGCTGTTGCGTTAGCGCTTGACCAGGCAAGCTCTTTTAGTACAGACAAATCACCCCTGATAGCCGACGTGCCAGCAAAGTCAGTAATAGTGTAGCCTGTAGCAACTGTGCTTGATGTGACACCTGTAATTCTCATCACCCCCGCACCACCAATATATATTCCACCTATGTGATTTGAGTGAAAAGGTGTGGCGTTAGCGCAAGTTAAAGTAACTGAGCCTGTTGTTGCGCTTGGTGTAAAGGTTACAGTTGAGCCACCATAGCTTGTATTGTCTATTAGGCTGTAATCGTATGTTGGCCTAAAGGTAAAGTTTAAAGCGCTTAAGGTCCAGTCTGTTGCATCAGCCTGGTCTGAATTGTATAGCTGCCTTGGCTGAACGTCTTGATGGAATATTAAAATTCTATCCTGAGCATAGGTTACCTGAACTTCTGCCAGCTGGGCTACTGTCCAGGTTGTGCTACCTGACACCGTAGCTTGCAGAGTACCGCTAGAATCATAAATTGAAAAAGCTGTTTCTGTAGTGTTGTTTTTTCTGAAAATAATAAAGTATGCGCCGACGTTAGCGCGGTAAAAGGCAAACAGTCTTACTTCATCAAGCGTTGTGATGTTGCTGTCTGCTGTTACGTCTCTAATTATCTGTTTAATTTGCGAGCCAAAACGTTTTGTTAGAGCCCCTTGCGGAACCGCTATGACATCTCTTGCTTTTGCAGCACCCTTATAAAAACCTGGAAAGTCCGAGCGTGCAAATAGTTTTGGGTCAAGCTCACCGAAGGTAAAGGTTGACTGTATTTGTCTTTGCGCCATTAGTTTCTCACCACAATGTAAGGTTGGCTCTGCATTTCTCTGTTTGGTCTATTCGACGAGCTAGTAAACATAGCATGCGCAGCCCATCTAGATTTACCCTCTTTGATAGCGTTTATCACGCTGGTGTTTTCTGTTTTAGATACGGCCAGAAAGTCAGCTAAAAGGTAAACGAAGTATGCTTTGAAAGGAGCTGGCCACAGGTTTACCGCTGGGTTGCTTGAGTAGTACTCAGCCTGCAATGTACCGTTGCTGCCTGCGTATAGCTTGTCCCCAAAGATTTCATAGTTAATGCTTGGATAGACTCTTTGCATAGATACAAAATCTGCTGGCAATTGATACTCATAGTTCCACTCGGCAAAGTCTGGAGACAGTGCGCCTATCAAAGATAGCTGCTGTGTGGTTGCTGCAAAACGCCAGCGGCCTGAGCCAACTTCTGCATCTAGCAACAAGTCGTAGCCTTTTTCTAATGCAACACCCCAGTCACCTGCTGAAGATAAGTCGGTAATCTCGTCGTTGCCCAAAAGGACTGATGCGGCGGAGAGTATTTCTATTTGAGTATTTGGCGATGCCATGTAGTTCTCCTGCAAAGATTAGGCCCCCGGAGGGGCCTAGGTAACTTAGGGCCTAGCTTAGGTCCATAGTTGAGTACCAAGTTTGAGTTTCATAAGTAGATGCATCACCGCCAGTGAAGTCAGCAGTAGCCATTGCATAGTACAGACCTTGATTTAAAGTTGTACCATCTGTAAGCGTAGTATCTACAGGAGTGAAACCAAAAGTAGTATCAGCAGTAGCTGCAATTAAAGTAGCAGCAGCTAAAGTGTTAGACGCTTTAGTACCAGCACCATTAGCAGTGTTAGCGTACTGTACGTGCATAGCACCACCATTTGCTAGAACTGTGCCTCCGTAGTCAACACCCAGAACGTTACGCATTAATATTAACTTCAAGCCTGCGCCTGGAGCTGCAACTAGTTCGAAAGAAGTAGTGTATAGCCCGATGAACTCAGCAAGAGTTAAGCTGTCTACAGCTACTTGAACTAGAGTAGTATCTAGTTTAGGTGAAGTTACAGCGTTAGCTGCGATTTGAGCTGTATCAACAGTACCGATAGCTGCAAAAGAGCTAGTGGTAACGTTAGTAGTTACAGCAGTTATAGACAACATACCGTTAGCATCACTCCCGCGATACATGATTACGTCACCAACAGCTAGTTTACCTAGAGCAGAGCTTAGAGAAACCTGTGCGTCGTTGAAGTAACCAGCAGCTGCAATTTCTGCCGCTGTGTCATCTGCGCCATTTGCGCTTGAACCGTTATAAGACCATACGTTAACGCCGAAGCCGTTACCAGATGAGCTTACTTTGGCTAAATATTTAACATTAAAAGCCATGTTTGTCTTCTCCTTAAGCTGTTTCTAAGATGCGTATTTCAACTAAACCGCGTGGATCGATAACAGAAGCGTTAGCTTTAAGCATAGCGTTAACCAACCAAGAAGTTTTAGTAGGAACCCAGTCAACATGAACATCTAAATCGATACCACAAGCGTAACCAATGGCTCTTTTGTTGAACATGTAGCAATCTCTGTCAGTTCCAGAAGCTAATGGTAAGCCACCTTCGCTCATGTCAGGGATTACGATGAACTTAACACCCATGATGCTTTGTCCATCTAGGCCGTTACCAGCGATAGCTTTTTGGTTCACATAGTCAGAGTTAGTGATTTGTTCAACGTTTAGCAATTGCTCTTCAGCGCTTGCTGAAAGTACACAGAACATTTCTTCACCAACAGCACCGTTAGCACGTAATGTGCTGAATGCTTGTCTGAATAAGCTCCAGTTGAATGCAGTAGTGTAGTCACCAACGTTGTTAGTTGCGCCAGCTTCCATAGCATCGATGTTTAACTGGTCAGCACGTCTACCGATAGACTCTGTGCAAGCTATTACTAGCTCCATTTTGTCGTCCCAGTTAACGTCTTTTTGGCTGAAGATATCAGTGTATTCAGCGGCATACCAGTCTTGTAGAGTTACAGAGATTGGGTCGTAGTCAACATTCATTGGTACAACGTCATCTTGGATAGCTTTTTGCTGAGCGATACCTTGGTTCTGTACAGGGAACTGAACAGTTCTACCAACCACATTCATTTTTGAACGTACAGCATCTTTAAGGTGGAATCCCATTGAACGGAATTGGTGGTGCAAGTCGCTGACAAAATCAGTTATGGCGACATCAGGTATATAGATACTCATAAATTCTCCATTAAAAAGTTAATAATTGCTTGTTTTTTCAGGGTAGCAACTAGGAATCTTTTTGATGGGGCTGCTAGAGTTAGCAGGTAGCCTTGGTTCCTTGTCGGGCCTATGACAAAATATTCGGGTAGCCTGCGCATAGCGGGGGCCGAAACTACATTTAATATAGCAAACGCAAAGGGTTTTTTAAATAGTGAGTGATGATACGACCATAAATTTGGAGGACTACTTTCAGCCTAGACCATACCAGTTAGACCTTTATCAAACGTTTTTCACCACAGACATCAAGCGATTCATTAGGGTGGGGCACAGAAGATACGGTAAAGATTTTGAGTGCTTTAACTTATTTTGGGTTGCGGCCCTTGTTAAACCTGGCCTTTACTTGTATTTGCTGCCAACTATAGGTCAAGCAAGGAGTGTTATCTGGGAGGGTCGAGGCAAAGATGGAGTGTCGTTGTTGGATAGGATACCGAAGAAACTGATCGCATCAGTCAACCAAACCCGCATGAGCATTACTTTAGTCAATGGCTCCATCTTGCACATCACTGGTGGTAACAATTATGAAGCCATCATTGGTACTAACCCCTTAGGTGTTGTCCTGTCAGAGTTCCAGTCAATGAATCCGATGGCTTGGGAGTTATTTTTGCGAGCTATCTTGGCCGAGAATGGTGGTTGGGCAATCTTCAATGGGACGCCTCGCGGTCATAATCACTTCTATGAGCTGGTTGAGCAAAACAAAGATAACCCAAATTGGTATGTAACCATCAAGACGGTCGAAGACACCAAGCTTGAGGATGGCTCTGCTGCCGTGCCGGCACAGATGGTTGAAGAAGAAAGGGCTGCCGGAATGCCTGAAGACCTTCTCCAGCAAGAGTTCTACTGCTCATTCGAAGCCGCCATCAGGGGCGCCTTCTTCTCCGAGCAAATGAAGAAGCTTAAGGAAGAGGGAAGGCTGGGGGTATTCCCTATTGAGCCCAAAGCCAAAGTCTATACCGGCTGGGACTTGGGCGTTAGAGATGCTACCAGTATCTGGTTCATGCAGAACGTTGGGGGTGAGTGGCGAATCATTTATCACCTAGAAGAGTCTAACCGCAACCTTGA